GGATCAGTCAAGGGTCACCATCGTTCAGACTGACCTCACAGCGCCCATCTCCAGTGTCTCTGCACACAAGTTCGGAGAGATCAATTACATCCTGAATGTGGCCTCTGAGTCCCACGTTGACCGTTCCATTGAGGAACCGGCAGAGTTCATCCAGAATAACGTAGCATTGATCACAAATATCCTAGACTATGCAAGAACTTTGCCGAATCTGGACTGCTTCCTTCAGGTCTCCACGGATGAGGTTTATGGTCCTGCCAAGCCCGGAGAGGCCCATAGGGAGTGGACTGACCAGATTAAGCCCTCCAACCCATATTCTGCCTCCAAAGCCGCTCAGGAAGCCATTGCGTACTCCTACTGGCGCACCTATGACATCCCGTTGATCATCTCAAACACCATGAACATCATCGGTGAGACTCAGGATGCAGAGAAGTTCTTCCCGAAAACGCTCAAAAACGTTCTCAATGGGACAGAAATGCCCATCCACGCGTCTGCTGAGGGCGAAATCGGCTCCCGATTCTACCTTCACGCCCGTAATCAGGCTGACGGACTGCTCTTCCTTCTGGAGAAGCACAAGTATCTGTCACGAAAACTTGCATATGGTGACTCCGGTGAGGTAGAATCATTGAAGTACTCCCAAGGCGGGACTGTTCCACCACGATTCCACATCGTAGGTGAGCGTGAACTCAACAATCTTGAGATGGCAAACCTTATTGCCAAAGCAGCAGGTAAACCCCTGATCGCACGTCTGGAAGACTTCCACTCTTCGCGTCCGGGCCATGACCTCAGATACGCCCTTGACGGCGAAAAGATCGCAGCCCTAGGCTGGAAATCTCCTGTTCCTCTGGAAGAGTCGATCAAATCCACCGTCGAGTGGACACTAGCCCATCCTGAATGGCTTTCTCTTTAAATTATTTAAACCGCATGGCTCCGATCTCTTGGTTGGAGCCATGCCTTTCTCAGAAAGATACCATGAACACAACAAACCGTCCCACTGACATGCGCGGAACCCTCCTTGAAGAGGGGGACACCATCATCTTCTCAGCCGGATTGTATCGAAGTCAGGTACTACGAATCGGCACCATTCTGGAGATCATTGAGAAGGAAGAGTTTTCCTACAACCACCAACTACGGACCAAAGTACCAGCACCAAGCACGTACACTCTCAAAGTTGAATGGACCGAAGGATACGCAAAGCCTGAGAAGCCAACGCGCATCCGGGACGATAGCTCCAAGATTCTCCGACTCAGCTAACACTAACATAGACTAAAGAAAAGGACAAACATTTGAAGATCAATACAGTAGAAGCATCCGTACGAACCAACATCCCAAAGACAGCCCGTAAGAAGAAGATGGGTGTCAGCGAGAAGGGTATGCTTCATGTTGTTCGGCTTCTGTCGAATCTGTACAAAGACCCTGAGCTTGCGGTCATTCGAGAGTACTACACGAACGCCATTGACGCCCACAAGGAAGCAGGAGTACTCCAGCCAGTCTTGGTATCACTTCCGACGTGGGACAACCCTGTATACACCGTACAGGACTTTGGAGTAGGTATGTCTGAAGACACGCTCTACAACGTATATTCAGAGTATGGTGAATCCAGTAAGCAGGAGTCCGATGAGTTCGTTGGTGCTTTTGGGCTGGGATCAAAGTCTGCCTTTGCCATTGCAACGCAGTTCACTGTAGTTTCTGTCAAGGACGGCCTCAAGACCACCGGACTCGCGTCAAAGGCCGGTGACGGTTCCTTTGACTTCGTAATCATTTCCAGTGTACCAACGACTGAGGGCAACGGAACCACAATCAAGGTTCCGGTAAAGTCCAATCTCGACACCTTTAGGTCCACAGCCTCCACGTTCTTCCAGTATTCCCCTCCGGGTTCTGTGCTGGTGGATGGACGGGAACCGGAATATCGCCTGAAGACCATTCCTCGCATGGAGAACCCAAAGAATCCTGACATGGAGCTTTACATCCGTGCCAAAATTGAAGGTCCGTCCTACGTTATCATGGGAATGGTTCCTTATGAGCTTTCCCACTCGGAAATTGATGCTAGCCTTGGTCGCTTGAAGGTAAAGGCTTCAAAGGGTTTCTCTCGTATGCCGAAGTACATCGTAGCTCCAATTGGATCGGTCGATCTGACTCCCGCCCGTGAAGGTTTGATGTTCACGGATATGACGAATAACTTCATTGACGCACATATTTCCTTCCTTGTCAATGACCTCAAGGATATCGCTCAGGCTGAAATGAATACTGCAAATACTCTTGAGGAATTCCTTGGCACGTATAAGCGCTGGAACGACATTGTTGAGGTTCCTCGTATATGGAATGGTGAGGTTGTCCCGAAGGAAGTAAGCTCCACTAAATTCTTCCGTACCATTGAGCGATCCAGTTGGGGGACAGCTTCTCACGCGGAAACCAATTACCTCTACTTGGACCGTACAACAAAGTACATTGTCATCACTGGATACAGTGCTGATGATTATAAGAAGGTCAACAACTACCTTACTCCGTACATGACATCAGAGGGACTGTCTCACGTGGACTTCCTTATCACGGATGAGCAGGAATTCATCGACAACAAGTGGCTCAAACTAAGTAGCCGATTCACCTTTGTTTCCGGTGCAGATGTCATCGAAAAGGGCAAGGCTCAGCGTAAGAAGGAACGCGGAACTGTAAAGAAGAATCCTAATCCCGAGAAGATGGCATACCCGGTGATATTCATGGAGGATGAAGAACTTCGCTGGACCCCTTATGATGAAATTCCCGAAGACGCAGCATACCTCTCTGCTGAAGATGTTGAGAGTGGGAGCTACTTCTCTGACTGGATCAAGGGCATCTACAGCAGTTCATGGACTGATCGAGATCTGCATGAAGAATACGTCACAAACTTCCAGACTGTCACGGATGAGCAGGTCATTGTTCTTCTTGGTAAGTCCCGCAAGCTGGATGCTTTCCAGAAGCGTTGCCCAGCAATTACCAAGAACATAAAGCAGGATATTCTCAATACTATTGCCAGTTCTGAGGCTCTTATCACTCCTGACGTTCTCAGGTTCCATCGCCTTTCCTCAAGTGGGTGGGGTAACGTCCTCAAAGCTACTGGCATTGACAAGAACATCTCCCGGATTTCGGACCCGTATCTCTACCAGATCGTTGTCCCAAAGCCGGAGATTGGTAAGGCTGTGAAGCGTTATGATTCCATCAGGACTGCTGCAAGGTTCTTTAGGGTAAATGGATCAAAGTGGTTGAATGATCTCGGCTATCATCAGGCTCCACAAGACGTTGCAGAATGGACCAAGAAACTTGATGATAAGTATCCGTTGATCGGCCATATTGCTCTCGGAAGGGTAGGCAAGACTCAGGTTGAGCACATCATAAAGTATTTGAACATGATCCACCTAGAGACCCTTGACGACGCAGTAAAAATCTGATATACTATTAGCAAACTGAAAGGCAATATCTATGACAATGTTCTCCCTATCAGAGGATACCACTGGTAAGTCTCTGGCAATTTTTTATGCAAATGGTGATCAGGATACTATTCCATCTACTCACCCTTCCTTCAACTCCATCATCAAGCAGTTGATGTCCGGTAAGGCCAAAGATGAGGATATCCGTGAACTAGCCAATGTCCTTGAGACTGTTGCTACCAAGATGTCCTCACTTTCCGAGCGAGTGACAGTCGATGGTAAGCAAGTCTACTTCGACGGCGATCCGCTTGACACAGAGCTTGCCAAGGTAATCAAGGGACTCTTTGAGCAGGGCCGAAGCCTTGACTTCAAGCCTCTTGTCAACTTCCTTGAGAAGGCTAAGACCAACCCGTCGCTGAAGTCCGTGGATGATCTCTTCCGCTGGATCAAGAATGGCGATTTGGTTATTGACCACGAAGGCGATATCATTGCGTACAAGGCAGTTCAAGTGAATAAGGACGGCAAGTCTGAGTCCATCAGCAGTGGTACAGCCTATGTCAACGGTGAGAAGTTCACCGGACACATCCCGAATGTTCCGGGGACTGTGGTCACCATGCCTCGTTCGGAAGTTGATGCCAACTCGTTCGTAGACTGCTCCTATGGCCTTCACGCTGGAACACATGCGTATGCTACGCTGTTCCAGTCATGGAAGTCCGGTATGACTACCCGTCTGATCCTCGTCAAGATCAACCCGCGTGACGTTGTATCTGTTCCTCACGACCATGAGAGCCAGAAGATGCGTGTTTCACGCTATACTGTCCTCCATGAGACTGAAGAGCGTCAACCGACAGCATTCTACTCCGAAAACCTCCCCGATGAGGTTGAGGACGAAGATGAGGGTTGGTACGATGAGGACGAAGATTACGAATGGGATGAAGACTACGAAGACGAAGATGAGGAAGAGGACGAAGCTGTAGAGCCAACTCCTGAACTCTCCGAAGCTGCCCGTCACTTCACCGATGTCCTAAATGGTATCGCAGAGAACTCTGCACACCTTCAAGAAGCCCGTCAGACTCTCTTCAATGAGACTCCACCGGCACCAGAAGTAAAGCGTGACAGTTCAGGCCGTAAGGTCTTCTAGAACACTGAAATACCTCCCCTAACCGGGAGGTATTTTAACACCCCTGTAGCTCAGCGGAAAGAGCAATGGTCTCCTACACCATGTGCGCTGGTTCGAATCCAGTCAGGGGTACCCACAAAAAGAAAGGAAATACTATGTCAAAGACAATCGTATACATCGATGTTGACGGAGTTATCAACAGCTTCCAGCAGTCTCGAAAGACCGGCTGGGACGGTGAGTGGAAACTTGACATCATCAATGGCTACCACATACACTGGTACACGGATCTTGTAGAGTCCCTGAACAAGCTATCCAAGCAGGAGAACGTCGAGTTCAAGTGGCTCACCACATGGCAGGAAGACGCCGTTACGAAGCTCTCAGAGCCTCTAGGTATCGAAGGTCTCGAATGGGAAGTCCTGTACGTCCCTGAAGGTGAAGAACTCTTCGACCGCCGTAGCTGGTGGAAGCTACATGCCCTAAAGGCTGACGTGATCAAGCACCGACCTGACAAGGTTGTATGGATTGATGATGACTTCAAGTACGCCAATGACGCACTCAATTGGGCAGAAGATCAGACAATTACAAATATACTTCCGATCTCCCCTTTCACTGACTGGGGGATGACAAAGGAAGATTTTAATGATATAATAGAATTTATCAACTCCTAGTTGATTGATTCGCTGCATTAGCTTAGTGGTAAAGCGCCATCTTGGTACGATGGAGATCATCAGTTCGATTCTGATATGTAGCTCGAAGGAACACCTCTGTGGAGGTGTTCTTTTCCAATGCGGGTATGGATGAATGGCAAGTCGTCTGACTGCAAATCAGAAGAGTCCCGGTTCGAATCCGGGTTCCCGCTCCACTAACGACACAGAAAGGACAACAATGAACCTCGCAACACTACAGGTCAGGGTGTTCAATGCCTCCTATCAAGAACTAAGCCCTACGACTCTTGCGAACGCTATCAAGCTTGTTGAAGTCCAAGGACGTGCCGAAGTCATTGAAGCTGACGATGAGACCTTAGTTATCTCAGCAAAGGGTGTTCCGTTCCTTATTCCAAAGGTGATCAGGATGCTCGAAATGTTGAAGGTACCATTCATTTACGATGATGAGTACTTCTCCAAGCATGGTGTCCTCAAAAGGGACAAGCACAAGTGTGGGTACTGTGGCAAAACTGCAACAACCCATGACCACATTCAGCCAAAGTCTAAGGGTGGTCAGGATACTTGGGAGAATTCCATCTCCGCTTGTTTGAAATGTAACCAGAAGAAGGCTGACAGGACTCCGGAGGAAGCGAATATGCCAATCCTCTATGGTCCACAGACTGAAAAGGACTGGGTTCCAAAGAGAATCTACTTCAAGTCAGAAAAACCCCGTAGGAAAAAGAAGAACAAATAAGAATAGCCCTCTCCGGAGGGCTATTCTTTTATCTAAGGAGAAATATGCTAGACTATCTAAAATGGCTATTCAATTTTCGATGCAAACACGATAGCATCAGGTGTATCCATGCCGATGAGATCATTATGGCTGGCTGGAAGCGTGGAGCCTGTATGGACTGTCCAAAACTTTTTGATAACCTTCCGGAGACCTGCTGGTTCACAAAAGAAAAGCACCACTTCTATACATAAAAGAAGACCCCGTACCGAAGTACGGGGTCTTTCTTTTACAATACTGTGAAGCTTTGTAGATCGAATCCGGTCTCAGAATCGACAACGAATGCCATCAATCCGGGATCAGAGTCGGAACCTGTCTTGTTTGCCCACCAGTCTGAACCGTTGTCCAGTGTCGGTGTAGCAATCCAGTATTTCTGCTTCTTTGTCTTCCGGCTACGTCCTGACGGCTTTAGCCCTAGTGTATGATAATGCCCAGTAATAAGAATGTCAGCGTCAGCAATCGGAGAGTTTCCGTGGACCTGCTTTGCCCACCAGTTCTCCATCTGAGCCAGTGAGGAATCCTCACCATGAACAAGACCAACTCCGACGCCTTGTACGTCGATCAGAAGGCTCTTCTCCCATTCTCCGGGGTATTGGAACTCAACGTGTCCGTAAGCCTCTGGAGCAAGCTTGTACGCCTTCTGGATCTGCTTCAAGAGGAAGAGTCCCCAGTCATCCGATGGACGGCCAAGAACGTCCTTACCTTTACGCCATGCTCCGTGGTTTGACGGGACACCGGCAACAGTTACCTTGTCGTGAGTGTTCGCAAGAAGGGAGATGAATTCCTGTTCAAGCGTTCCGGCCAAGTCAAGCTGCTGCATGATGGACAGATCGTTGGTGAAACCCTGCTGAGCAGTGTTTTCAAAACTTTCAACGACATCTCCACCATCAAGGAAGACAGCTTCAGAGCATCCTTGTTCATGAATATAGTCCGCTAGCTTGTCATGCTTCTCCATGACGCGCTCCACAAGGCTTGCAGAGTCTCCACGGGAACCTACCTTACCGGCTTGGAGGTCTGAGAAAGGTACTACGAGTGTTCTGTTCTTGTTCTTCTTAATTGGAGCCGTTAGTTCTCTTGCCTGAACGGTCAGTGCTGTGTTAGCCTTGACTTCTTGGACAAGAGTTGGGAGATCAAAGGAGGCTGGATTTTTTCGTACGATGTGGAATTTGTATGATGTACGCCACGTTTCGTCGTAAACCTGCCACTTTGACAGCCGTACATTGCCCTCTATCTCGAATTCTTCAGGATCGATGCCAAATTCTTCAAGGATATTGGCAAAGTCTGTGATCTTGTCATTCGTCTGAGGTGTCGTTGTGACTTCTCCAGAGTCTCCGTCAATCTCAACTCGTGGTTCCCAGCCTTTAGGCGGTGAAACTGGAGGGTTGACGACTCCAAGAATAGGTGTTACTGTTGTTTCAACGGGAAAAAGAGAAGCATGTCTCGTAAGATGATTGGTCAGTGCGTCTGGTCCGACACTGTAGTCTGGATATTGTCCTAGAAGCTTCCGAGAAATCTCGGTGTACTGTGGTCCAAGGTCCGTATATGCATCCGCAATGAAGCGTTGTACATGTTCGGGAGCGTTGCACGTAGCACATTGCTTTGAGTATGTAGGGGTGTTTGTCATGATACCATTCTACCATGTTTTGTCATTTTGCGAAAGTCAACGCCGTATGGTAGACTATATGGATGACAAACACAACACCAGAACGTGTAAATATTTTGAACGAAGCCGCTGGACTCATCGTAGGACAGCGCCAAGAAGACTATGGAACACCTGAAGAGAACTTCGGACGAATCGCTGAGTACTTCAACATCCACTTCAAGAAAAATCTTGAGCAGAACATTCCGGGAACTCCGCGCCAGATGGCAGAATTTATGGTCCTCCTGAAGATGGCTCGCACGATCAACAGCCCTACTCGTGACTCTTACGTAGATATCGGAGGGTACGCGGGTATCGCTGGTGAGCTTGCCAACGTAGAGGTCGCTAAGAAAGAAGCGTCCAACACTACAGGAGGAACTTGGGAGCCTGAAACAATGTCTGTGCAGGAATTTAGTGAAGAACAGATTCTTAGGTCCAATGACATTGCGTCTGCCAAGGCTTCCCACCCGTCCAACGGAGTAGGCTAATGATCGACCGTTTTCAGACGTACAAGGTCACTGTCGAGTTCGAATTTGAAGCTGAGGTCTTCCCTGAAGATCCAGATGACGTGTTCCAGCTTGCAGCACTTGAAGAAAAAAGTGTTGCCACTGAGCTTAGCATCTCCTTCCCATCCATCGACATCAAGGAACTCTCTGTAGCTCCAGTTATTGGAGAGTAATGAAAGTACTAGCCCTAGCTGCTGACCACGGGGGTTGCGGTTTTTACCGTATGCGTGCCCCAGCAAGTGAAGTTGCAAAGCTCGGTGTAGATATCGAAGTTGCAGACGGTGTGAATGCTGAAGCAGTTCGACATCCTGACGGCAGGGTTGATGTTCTTGAACTCCATACGGACGCTGATCTTATCGTAGTTCAGCGTCCGTTGGACCACTCCATGACTGGAATTATAGAACAGGCCCATCGTCAAGGAATCGCTACTGTTGTGGAGATTGATGACGACTTTTCTACGGTCCACACACAAAATATTGCTCATGATGCCATGATTGGAGACCTCACAGGAAATCATTGGGTAGAGAAGGCGTGCCTGATTGCTGACCATGTTACAGTATCGACACCACAACTGACGAAGTATGCTCGTCACGGTAGAGTATCTATCTTGAGAAACAACGTTCCTGATGATATTTTCAAGACATCAGGTGCACGGAACTTCAATGAACCTCGCATCGGTTGGACTGGAAGTGTCCAGACTCACCCGGATGACCTCCAGCAGACCAAGAGGGCTGTTGCTGATGTCCTGATGACCAATGGATTGAATTTTAACGTCATTGGTGATGGTCAGTATGTCGCATCCAATCTCAGTCTAGATAAGAGCACCAGTGTCTTTGCCACCGGATGGGTTCCGATTGAAGAGTACTACGAAGCTCTGTCTCAGCATCTTGACATCGGGATCGTTCCTTTGGAGCTTTCTCCGTTCAACGAAGCAAAGTCGGCTCTGAAGGGTCTTGAATACGCTGCCATTGGTATTCCGTTCGTGGCCTCGCCTACCCGTGAGTACCTTCGAATGGAGGCTTACGGCATTGGTAAGACCGCGAAATCTCCGGGAGAGTGGCGCAAACATCTTCAACGGATGATCGACCGCACTTCCGAGACTGAGCGTCTTGCCAATGAGGCACGTGATAGAATTGAAGCAGAACACACTTACAGTGTCAATGCTCCCCAGTGGATCGAAGCTTGGGAGAAAGCTATAGCCTATCGAAAGACCTAGCCATGAATAAAAAGCAACTGATCGAGTCCATCAATAAGCTGCCCGATGACATTGAAATCCTTTCAGCAAAGGACGATGAGGGTAACGGATTCAACTGGGTTGGTGATGTGTCCATTGGATATATCCACAAGTCAGAAATCAACGACTACAATGTAGAGATGGTCATGAGTCCTGAAGACCTAGAGGATTATAAGGACGAGTGGGGCATTGATGACGATGAAAATATTGAAGATGAGTACGTCAAAGTTGCGGTGATCTGGTAAAGAGCTTGACACTATGGAAGTTCTCCTATAGAGTATTGGTAATGAAACAAACCGGCACTCTGTAGGGGAACTTTTCCATTTCAAATGCCGGGCATCGAATCCAAAGAATCATAGTGTTGACAAGCTAGCTAACTTAGTCTAAGCTAGGAGCATAGCAAGTCACCGACAAGGAAAAGGAGTAAGATCATGGCACACGAATTGGAGATTGTAGACGGTCAGGCTAAGATGTTCTCGGGTGAAGGACTCACTCCGTGGCACGGCATGGGAAATGTCATCGAAGGTCTGGCAACGGCTGAAGAAGCACTTGAACTTTCCGGCCTAGACTGGGACGTTGAACTTCGGCCCACAGCCTTCATGGGCGCTGATGGTCAGTGGAAGGCCCATGGTGACCGGTTCTCCGCAGTACGTCTCTCTGATGAGAAGTATCTCGGAAATGACCTTTCCAAGGGTTACCACATCTACCAGAACCGGGAGTCCTTCGACTTCCTGAACGCCATCACGGACACCGGCTCCGGTGAAGCAGCTTTCTCCACGGCTGGCTCCCTCTTTGGTGGCTCCCGTACCTTCATCACCCTGAAGCTCAATGACGCTTTCACAGTCGGTGACCAAGACGCCCACGATCTGTACTTGATGTGCACCAACAGCCACGATGGATCGGCTGCTTTTACCGTATCGATTACCCCAATCCGGGCAGTCTGCAACAACACCGTGACCCTTGGTCTCCGGGAAGCCAAGACCAAGTGGACCGTCAAGCACAAGAAGGCTCTCAAGGACCGTGTACAGGACGCACGTCACATTCTTGAACTCGGCTTCAAGTACGAGGACGCCTTTGAGAAGGAAGTAGCGAAGCTCATGGAGATCGAGGTCACCAAGGACAAGTTCTTTGGGATCGTAGACAAGATCGTCCCGGCATCCAAGCGTCAGCACGATCTCACAGTTGACGAAATCATGGCAGTGTGGGAGAATGAACCTACAGTCAACATGGGTGGCGGCGAAGGAAACGCTTGGGGAGCATTCAACGCTCTGACTTACTACACAGACCACAAGGAGTACCGGACCACCGAATCTCGATTCAACTCGATCATCGGTACCGGAACACAGCAGGGTTTCGCTGAAGCCCTTCGGCCCAAGATGCACAAGGCACTTCTCGCACTTGCATAAAGAACGCTAAGTATGGTAGGCTGGTCTACGAAAGGCCAGCCTATCAGGCTGATCAAAACAGCAAAGCAGTACAAGACAAAATGACACACGACGAAAGGTACTAAATGGTTTGGTTTATTATTGGAGCAATCGTAGTGGTAGGGGCTTGGGTCGCTACCTTGATTGCTCAGAGGCTCGCAATTGGAATCGTTGGTACCGTAGTTGGTCTGATCCTGATGTTCCTCTCTTCCTTCTATACTCAGGAAGTCGGAGAAGCACTGGTTGTCAAGAACGCTGACGGAACGATTGCCCGAGAGGACACCACAGCGGGTTTCGACATGAAACTTCCTTGGCAGGACACCATTTCCTTTGACATCAAGGGCCAACAGGCACTCTTCAAGGGTAACGGTCAGGGAACTTCTGACGGCGAACAGGTTGACCGCCCGGAAGTTACCGTCTCCACTTCTGACAAGGTTCCGTCCAACGTAGACGTTGCGGTACGATACTCCATCCAGCCTGACAAGGTTTCGGAAATCTACACCACCTACAAGACGGAAGAGAACCTCTTCCAGCGCCTTATCTCTCAGGACATCACTTCTGTTGTGAAGGACGCGGCTGGTAAGTTCACAGTTGACACCCTGATTGCAGACCGTACGGCCTACTCCAAGGCCATCGAAGACGCCCTGAAGTCTCGATGGAACGCTGAAGGTATCGTTGTTGAATCGGTAGCGCTCCAGACGGTTCGTCCGCCCCAGTCCATCCTTGATCGAATCAACGCTTCACAGGCTGCACAGCAGCAGTTGGTCCAGACTCAGGCTGACACGAAGGTAGTCGAAGAAAAGGCAAAGCAGCAGGTCATCGAAGCTAAGGGTAAGGCTGATGCTAACCGCATCGTCAACGACTCCCTGACTCCGGGAGTCCTGAAGAAGGCCGAAATCGACGCACTTGCCAACGCGAAGTACCTTATCGCTGGCAACAGTGGCGGAACCATCCTTCAGGTTCC